TAAGACAAGCTGTTAAAATTGCTTTAACAAAGACTGAAACAGACATCCAATCGTATATTAATGAATTTGAAATTGAATATAGAAAACTACAACCAGAAGCAATTGCTTTTCCTAGAAGTGTGAATGGAGTAGACAAATATACTGATAAAGCAAAAATCTATAGGCAAGCCACGCCTATGCATGTACGAGGATCCTTACTATACAATCATTATTTGAAAACATTAAAACTTGAAAAAAAATATGAATTGATTAGAGAAGGCGATAAGATCAAATTTTTATATTTAAGAGAACCTAATGTGATTGGAGAAAATTGTATTGCCTTTGTTTCTACCATTCCTGAAGAATTTCAATTGACAAGTTTTGTCGATTATGATACTATGTTCGAGAAGTCTTTTATTGAACCACTTAATACTATTCTTGAGGGGCTCGGCTGGAAGTCTAAACCAGCGGCAACTCTAGAAGGGTTATTCGCATAGGAGTTAAGATGTCGTTAATTGATAAACTAAAAAAGAATACTACAATAAAACAATCAGAAATACTAAATAAATCGAAATTCTTTGGCAACAAAGATATGATTCAAACAGCAGTGCCAATGATTAATGTGGCACTATCAGGTAGATTAGATGGCGGATTAACTCCAGGACTTACAGTATTGGCAGGCCCCTCCAAGCATTTTAAAACAGCATTTGCTCTGCTTTTTGCTAAATCTTATATGGAAAAATATGAAGATTCGGTTGTTCTATTCTATGATTCTGAGTTTGGTAGTCCGCAATCGTATTTTGATTCTTTTGAAATTAAAACTGATAAAGTATTTCACACACCCATCACTGATATTGAACAGTTAAAACATGATGTAATGAATCAACTTAATAATATTGAGCGTAATGAAAGAGTAATTATTATTGTTGATTCGGTTGGAAATCTTGCTTCAAAGAAAGAAGTGGATGATGCACTTGAGGGTAAATCTGTTGCAGATATGACCCGGGCTAAACAAATGAAATCCTTATTTAGAATGGTTACTCCCCATCTAACAATCAAAGATATTCCAATGATAGTTGTTAATCATACGTATCAGGAAATTGGGTTGTTTCCTAAACAGATTGTTTCTGGGGGCACCGGGGTAGTTTATTCTGCAGATAATATTTGGATTCTTGGTCGTCAACAAGAAAAAGATGGGTCAGATATTGTTGGTTATAATTTTATTATTAATGTGGAGAAATCTCGTTATGTTAAAGAAAAATCTAAGATTCCTATTTCGGTCAATTTCGAGGGAGGAATCAGTAAGTGGTCTGGTCTTATTGATATTGCACTTGAATCGGGGCATGTAATTAAACCAAGTAATGGTTGGTATTCTCGAGCAGGAGAAGATAAGAAATATAGATTAGCTGATACAGATACTAAGGAGTTTTGGTTACCTATACTGAAGGATAAATTATTCCAAGAATTTATTGAAAATAAGTATATGCTCTCGGGTAGCAATTTAATGAAATCCAATTTAACTGAAGAAGATATAGACGAGGAGTTTAGCAATGCAAGTAGCATTTGAACCTTGGGTAGTTAAAAACGAAGATAATGATGCCTGGGGGTTTAAAATTCTAGATGGCAGATTTGCAGGTGCGGTTATTGGTGTTAATGAATTCAAATTAGCAGATGAGGAAAAAGGCGAAGCTGCATTAGATTTTAATTTTATTCAAAAACCTATAGATGCTACTGATGAAGAATTGACTTCTCAAGAGTTTAATGATACAATAAGTAGTATTATAAATGAAATTCTAACGAGGGCGATTGAACAATACGAATATGAGACTCGAAAAGATAATTCTACAAAACCTGATTCACAATGATAGTTATATGAGAAAGGTTATTCCCTTTCTCAAAGCTGATTACTTTTTAGATAATGTAGATAAACTAGTATTTAATCATACTAGTGATTTTATTACTAAATATAATGCTTTACCCACAAAAGATGCACTTGTTATTTCCATTCAAAATGATAAACGCGTCGGAGAGGATGAATATAAAAATTCTTTGGATTTTATTGACAGTCTAGCTCATGATACTTCAAACAGCGAATGGTTACTTATAGAAACAGAAAAATTCTGCAAAGACAAAGCAGTTTATAATGCAATTTTAAAATCCATTAGTATTATTGATGGAAAAGATAAAGAGCATAATCAAGATGGTATTCCATCTATTTTACAAGAAGCACTAGGAGTTTGTTTTGATAACAATGTCGGTCATGATTATATTGATAATTCTAGCAATCGCTTTGAATATTATCATCGTGTCGAATCTCGCATACCTTTCGACTTGGAATTTTTTAATAAGATCACTAACGGAGGCCTTCCGAATAAGACTTTGAATGTTGTTCTTGCTGGTACAGGTGTTGGAAAATCTTTATTCATGTGTCATGTGGCAGCATCAGTACTAAGTCAAAATAAAAATGTCTTGTATATCACACTTGAAATGGCTGAAGAAAGAATTGCGGAAAGAATTGATGCAAATCTAATGAATGTGACTTTAGATCAGTTAAAAGAACTGACTAAGCCGTTATTTGATAATAGAATAGAGAAGATTAAGGATAAGACACGTGGTAAATTGATTATCAAAGAATATCCGACAGCAAGCGCGCATGTAGGACATTTTAAATCCTTACTTAATGAGTTGCAACTTAAAAGAAATTTCAAACCAGACATTATTATTGTAGATTATTTAAATATTTGTGCTAGCTCTAGATTCCGTGCTGGAGCAAATGTAAACTCTTATACATATATTAAAGCTATTGCCGAAGAGCTTCGAGGACTTGCTGTAGAAATGGATGTTCCTATTCTTAGTGCTACTCAGACTACTAGAGGTGGTTATGGTAACACTGATGTAGAACTGACAGATACCTCTGAATCTTTTGGTCTTCCTGCGACAGTTGATTTTATGTTTGCCTTGATTTCTTCTGAAGAACTAGAACAATTAAATCAGTTAATGGTAAAGCAGTTAAAGAACAGATATAATGATCCAACAATAAATAAAAGATTCGTTATTGGGATAGATAGAGCAAAAATGAAACTTTATGATTTAGAACAATCCGCCCAAAGAAATTTATCTGATTCAGGAATAAAATTAAATGAGGAACAACTAGATAATTATGATCTAAGTAGTGCATTTAAAAAATCAACTAGAGATTTTTCTAGTATAAAAATTTAGGAGATACTATGCTTTTTACTCCAGAACAACTTAAAGAACAACAAAAATCTGAAAAATTTGTACTACAAGAAGTATTGATGGATAAACCGAAAAAACTTACAAAGGACGAAGAAGAATCGTTTTTTAACAAGGAGTTAGATTCACCTACCAATTGATAAATACTAGATATAATGAAAATAGAAATTAACCTGCCAATGGGGGGTTGGGATGGAAAACTTAGTATTTACGATTAACGATCTAATTCAAATAAGTCTTTTTATTGCAGCATGTTACGGATGCTACAGGGCGGGGATAGATAAGGGGGTTTCAGATACTCTTGAATTTTTAGAATCAGAAGGTCACATAGAATTTGAACCAGAGGAGAAGTAAAAAATCGCTTCTTATAGTATTGGTGTTGTGAAAAAACAACACCTATTTCGAATATTTGACAAGCAATACAATTGGTTATATAATAATGGTATGATGAAATTAAATATTGGACAAACAGTCGACCTCAAAGTCAAATCATACTCTCATCTGTATAAAAATGAGGGGTGGATTGAGCTACAGGTTAAGGGTCAAGTAGTACAAAAACCAAAATGGTTGGACGATGATTATGTATCCGTGATGACTGGTAATCCCAATTATCCGGTATCGCATATTTACAAACCAAATATTGTTGGTTTCGACTTGACACAGGAACGTATTGATAGTAGAATGTTTATTGTTAGGTCAAAGTCTAAGGGCAAAACCTACAATGTAATTTCACAAAACGGTAATGTTCAATGTGATTGTATTGGTTATCAGTATCGAAAGTATTGTAAACATAGCACCGCGGTTAAGAAATTTATCCAAAATGCTTGACATACGATTCTAATAACATTATCATTATAATGTAGTATTTAATATTTTTTGAGAGGATTTATATTATGTTTACAGTCGCAGGTGTTTCTACTCAGAATGGTGTCACTAAGGTTCGTTTCGCCAATGACCTTGTTTCTCGCACTAAGCTTTTAGCTAAAGGCGGGCATAGTCCATTGGAACTGATTGAGCTTCCTAAAGCAATGACAAAGTCTGAAGCATGTCAGCATTTGCTTTCAGTTGGCGGGGTGTTCGAGCAGTGGACCGACCTTATTGTTGAGACAATGGGTAAGAAATCAGGCAACACTGCAGCGCCGAAAGTTGCTAAGGCGCCGGCCAAGGTTAAGGCTCCTGCTAAGACCAACGCTGTTAAGCAACCCAAGGTTACAGTCGCTCCAAAAGCTGAGGACGAAGATCTTGAGATTGAAGAGCTGAAGCAAATCGCAGCTTAAACGTCGGGAGACGAAAGTTACAGGGGGAGCGGTATGGTACTACCTGCTCTTAAACGACAACATTGCGCCCCTAATCGATCTTACCAAGTTAGCTCAGCGATAGAGCACTCGACTAATAATCGAGAGGTCAGTGGTTTGATCCCCCTATCTGGTACCATAGTATATCGGCGAGTATAGTGCCCTGTCACAGCGCAGGATCGGGTTCGAATCCCGATGGAACCGCCAATTAATTCCCGGGGTAGTGTTAACGGCAGCACGAGAGTCTCCAAAACTCCAAGAGGCGGTTCGAATCCGTCCTCCGGGCCCAGTTTTGCCCTTTTAGTTAAATGGTATAACGACGGTTTTGTAATCCGTAGTTGGCAGTTCGAGTCTCCCCTGGGGCACCATGCGGGTATGATGTAAAGGTAACCTGCTTCCTTGCCAAGGAAGATTTGCGAGTTCGATTCTCGCTATCCGCTCCATATAAATAGAATTATGACTAGAGACGAAGCATTATTACAATATTTAGTACGAGTTGATTTAGATCTTACTGGACTATGTAACAGACAATGTACTTTTTGCCCAAGAAGCGCTACTGCTACACCTGCCTATCCAAATATTAATAAACATATGTCTTTTGAAACATTAGACATTGTACTTAATGAACTTAGAAAAATCAAATTTAAAGGATTTTTAGAACTAGCAGGCAGAGGAGAAAGTACCTTACATAAAAATTTTACTGAGGTAGTTAAAAAATGTTCAGAAGGCAAAACTTGGAAGTTAAGACTAACTACTAACGGATATAGAATAGATAAATGGTGGGATGAACTAAGTCCATATTTCGATGGTTTAATTTTAAATAGTTATGATTCTAAAGAAGAATATGAAGAAAGAAAAATAAAGTATTTAAAACTACCTAATCATACATTAGTTGAACATTTCCATAAACCTGATGGTCTTTCAATTGAGGAAATAAATAAACTGCCCCCAACAAAAAATAATATGAACACTGCGTATATGATATACGTATTTAATAATAGAGCAGGTTATTTTTCTGATAAGGTGAAAAATTTTACATGCTGGCATCCAATGAGGCAAATATTTATTAACTACGATGGTGATTATCAAATGTGTTGTAATGATTGGCTCCATAAAATTACAATAGGAAATGTGCATGAAAGAAGTTTAATAAATATGTATTGCAGAGATGAAAAATTACATACTATTAGAAATCATTTAGTAAACGGAAATAGATCTGCTATATTACCTTGTAGTAAATGTGACGACATACAAGGTGGACATAAAAAAACCATACACGTAATGGAATTTTTCAAAGGCACAAGAGTGTACAAAGAATATGTCAGCAAAGTTGCTACGGTTAATGAAGAAAAATTTAGTACCGATTTGAAACGAGGAATATAGAAAATAAGATGTCTATAAATAAAAGGTTTAATGGAGCCAATATGCCGAAAAAAACAAGTGCGAAGACAACCACATTAAAAACTAAACCCACGAAAAAAGAAAAAACTACTGTTAAATCAACTGAAATGCCTAAAGCTGTTGAAATACTTCCGGATGGGGTTTATGAGGGTGTGTACTCGAAAACAGTAATTAAAGATGGGCATAAAATAAGTTTTGATATCGATTGGGATAAATTAAGAGATCATTTACGTACAATTTAGATTAAAATTAGATTACATCTTATAGATATAAAATAACCCTATTCAGGTAACTTCCCCCAATTATACAACATTACATGAGTAATGACTATACTTTCAGTACAACTGGAATTGTGAATTAGGGCAAAAGAATACCTGATCATACAAA